CGAGCTGAAGGCGAGCCCGGAGGAGGCCTTCATCTCGGCGCGCACCAGCCGCGCGGAGCAGCCGGACGCCCTGCAGGGCATCCACGCCGAGTATGTGCTGCTGGTGGTGGACGAGGCCCCGGGCGTGAGCGAGGCCGTGTTCGAGTCTGCGGGCGGCTCGATGTCCGGCCACAACGCCACGACGCTGCTCTTGGGCAACCCCACCCGGACGCAGGGGTACTTCTACGACACCTTCCACCGCCTGTCTGGCGAGTGGAAGAACCTGCACGTGAGCTGCCTCGATTCGCCCCGGGTGTCGGAGGATTACGTCGCCGAGATGTCGAGCCGGTACGGGGAGGGCAGCAACGCCTACCGGGTGCGCGTGCTGGGCGAGTTCCCGGTGGCGGACGACGACACCCTGATCGGGCTTGAGCTCGCCCAGTCGGCGGTGGACCGTGACGTGGTGCAGAACCCGGGCGCGCCGGTGCTCTGGGGGCTGGACGTGGCGCGCTTCGGCGCGGACTCCTCGGCGCTCTGTAAGCGCCAGGCGAACGTGGTCGTGGCGCCGGTGAAGACCTGGAAGGGCCTCGACCTGATGGCGCTGACGGGCGCGGTGATGCACGAGTGGGAGAGCACCGACCACCGGGACCGCCCGGTCGAGATTCTAGTGGACAGCATCGGCCTTGGCGCGGGCGTGGTGGACCGGCTGCGGGAGCTGAAGCTGCCGGCGCGCGGGATCAACGTCGGCGAGTCGCCGGCCTTCAAGGGCCAGTACATGAACCTGCGCGCGGAGCTCTGGGGCAAGGCGAAGGCATGGCTCGAGGCGCGCGACTGCAAGCTGCCGCGCGACGAGCGGCTGGTGAATGAGCTATCCTCGCCGCGCTATTCGTTCATGTCGAACGGTAAGCTGCGCCTCGAGGGCAAGGACGACATGAAGCGCCGTGGCCTTGCGTCGCCCGACGTGGCGGATGCGTTCGTGCTGACCTTTGCGTCTGAGGCGGCGACGGGCGGCGGCGTGTACGCGCCGACCTGGCAGAAGGCGATGAAGCGGCAGATCCGGGGGGTGGTATGAACTGGCGGGATTTCTTTTTGGTGGACCCGTACTCGGGCGCGAAGATAGTCGAGCACGACCTGCAGGGCTGGGGGTCGGACGACCCGATGTTCGAGCAGGTCTTGGCGGCGGTGCGCCCCACGACCATCATCGAGGTGGGCTCGTGGAAGGGCCGCTCGGCGGCTAACATGATGGCGATCTGCAAGCGCCTCGGGCTCGACGCGCGGTTGCTGTGCATCGACACGTGGTTGGGGTCGCATGAGAACTATGCGCGGCACGATGGGGACAATCGGTGGCTGCACGAGGCGCTGCGGCTTGAGGCGGGCTACCCGCGGCTGCACGAGTTGTTCCTGTCGAACATGATGCACTTGGGGTTGACGGAGCGCGTGACCCCCCTCCCCCTGCCGGCGACGATCGCGGCGCGGGTGGTGGCTGAAAAAAACGTCGTGGCGGACGTGATCTACATCGACGGCTCGCACGACTATGAGGATTGCAAGGCTGACCTTGCGAATTACTGGCCGCTGTTGCGGCAGGGTGGGATTCTGTTCGGGGACGACTATCAGGCGTGGCCCGGCGTGACGCGCGCGGTGGATGAGTTCTGCGACGCGCACTTCCTGCACCGCTCTGTCGTGCGCCGCTCGGGCAAATTTGCCTTCGGCAAGGACCGCGGCGTGGAGGGAATCGCGTGAAGTACTACTGCATCACGCTCTCCGAGACCCCGGAGCGCACCGAGCACGCCCGCGCGCAGGCCGCGAAGGCCGGCATCGAGTTGGATTTCATCTACGGCATCTTCGGCAAGTCGATGCAGGTGAAGTCCGAGATCCCGATGCACTCGGATTATTTCGTGACGCGCGGCGCGACGTGTCTGGTCTTGTCGTGGCACATCGCGTGGCAGATTGCGTGGCGCGAGGGGCACGAGGAGTTCGTGATCTTCGAGGATGACTTCATCCTGCCGGATAACTTTGTCGAGCGCTGGGCGCAGATACGCGCCGAGGTGCCCGAGTGGTGCGACCTGGTGTACTTGAACTCGTGCTGCACGGACCAGAAGCCGGCGAAGAAGGAGTCGGCGAGCCTGTGGGAGATCAAGTACCCGCTGTGTACGGCCGCGGTCTGGCACCGCCGGCGCGCGATCCCGACGCTGCAGATGTACACCAAGCCCGCGAACACGCCCGTGGACATCCTGCTCGAGTGGTACGCGCTGCCGCACCTGCGGGTGTTGACGGCGGTCCCGCCATTGGTCTCTCAGGCAACGCAGGACCTTGCGGTGCCGATGCCATCGACCATCCACATGTGAGGTACCCGTGAATGCTAAAGCCAAGCGACGTGGCGCGGTTCCAGCGCCGGCTCGACAAGAAGGGCCCCGAGAAGCCGCAGCCCCCGGAGCCGCCGAAGGGTGGCGGGAAGGGTGCGCCGCCTCCGCCCTCCGGGAAGAAGGTAGCCTAGTCCTATCGGAGCGGCTGCCGGCGGGGCGCTTCGTGCGCCTCGAGGTGCCGTGCGCGCCGATGCTGCCGTGTAACCCGTCGGTGGCGGTCGGCCCGGGCGGGGAGCTGCGGTGCCTCATCCGCGCCGTGAACTACGAGCTCGGCGAGACGGACGGGATCTGGTTCCGGGACGACCCGGGGCCGGATACGGTCAACTACATCGCCGACCTTGGCGATGACTTGTCGCTGGCGCGGGTCGAGCGCGTGGACGACGCCTCGCAGCGGATCTCGCGGCTGCCGTGCCGTGACGGCCTCGAGGACGGGCGGCTGTTCTGGTACCGCGGCCGGTGGCGCTTTACGGCATCGGGGCTGCACCACGGCCCCCGGGTGCGCACGACGATGGCGCTCTGCGCCCTGGACGGTTGCCTGGTAGACGAGCTTGAGTTCCTGCACAGCCCGCACGCCCGGGAGATGGAGAAGAACTGGATGCCGCGCGCCGACGGCGACCGGCTCTCGTTCGTGTACTCGCACCACCCGGCCGAGTCGTACCAGCTGCTGCCGGCGCGGGAGAAACTCTGCTTCGAGTCGTTCCCTGAGCTTGGCGGCTGGTCCGGCGGCTCGCAGATCATCCGCCACGGCGACGCCTGGGTCGGGGTGGTACACCAGCGGCGCAAGGAGCGCGGGAGGGTGTACTACGCGCACCGCTTCGTGCGCTACGACGACAAGCTGATGCCGGCGCACGCCGGGCGGGAGTTTTACTTCCGCGGCGCGCAGGTCGAGTTCTGCGCCGGGCTCGCCGAGCACGGCGGCGGGTTCGTGCTCTCGTTCGGGATAAAGGACCGCGAGGCGTGGCTGGTGCGCCTTACGCCGGCCGAGGTTGGCGCCCTTTTGGCCTGAAAATGGGAATAGGCTAGAACCGGCACGGGTGGCGATTCCATGTATGGCGAAAACGGGTCCCTGATCGAGCAGAGCGAGCAGTCCCTTGGGCTCGTGGAGCCCATGGACGACGCCGACCTCGAGGCGCTGGTCGGCGGCGAGCTGACCGACGCCACCTCGTTTATCGACGCGGAGCTCTCCCCGGTCCGCGCGCGCGCCATCCAGTACTACCGCGGCGAGCCCTTCGGCAACGAGGAGGAGGGTCGCTCGCAGGTCGTCTCGACCGACGTGCGCGACACCATAAACGGCATCATGCCGTCGCTGATGAAGGTCTTTTTCGGCTCGAAGAAGATTGTCCAGTTCGCGCCGCGCAACCCGGAAGACGTGGCGTCCGCCGAGCAGGCGACCGACTACATCAACCATATCTTCCAGAACGACAACAACGGCTTCCTAGTCTGCTACTCGGTCTTCAAGGACGCCCTGCGCGGCGCGCTCGGCATCGCCAAGTACGTCTGGGAGGAGCGGGTCGAGGTCAAGACCGAGTACTTCACCGGGCTCGATGACTCGGCGCTGACGGTGCTGCTCTCGGAGCCGGACGTGGTGGGGAGCGCCATCTCGTCGATGGACGACCCGTCGTACCAGCCGCCGGTGGACCCGATGACGGGCGCGCCGGTGGTGGACCCGATGACGGGCCTGCCGCCGCCGGCGCCGCAGATCTACTCGGTCGAGCTCAAGCGCGAGGCCAAGAACGGCCGGGTGCGCATCGAGGCGATCCCGCCCGAGGAGTTCCTGATCGACCGCCGCGCGCGCTCCGTCGAGGACGCGACCCTGGTCGCGCACCGGCGGATGATGCGCGTCTCTGACCTTGTGGCGCTCGGCTACGACAAGGATGAGGTCGAGGCGCAGATGGGCGTCTACGAGCTCGACACGAACGACGAGTACCTGGCGCGCAACCCCTACGCCCAGTCCTATGGCCCGGGCGGCACGCAGGACGACAAGCGCGTGCTCTACTGCGAGGCCTACATCCGGGTCGATTACGACCGGGACGGCATCTCGGAGCTGCGCAAGATTTGCACCATCGGCCCGAGCTACAAGATGGTGATGAACGAGCCGTGCTCGCACTCGCCGTTTGCGCTCTTCTGCCCGGACCCGGAGCCGCACGCGCTCATCGGGCTCTCCATGTTCGACATGACCGCCGACCTGCAGAAGATCAAGTCGGCGATCATGCGCAACATGCTCGACTCTCTGTCGCTCGCCATCCACCCGCGGGTGGGCGTGGTCGAGGGGCAGGTCAACATGGACGACGTGCTGAACACCGAGGTGGGCGGCGTCATCCGTATGCGACAGGCCGGCGCGGTTCAGCCGTTCGCCGTGCCGTTCGTCGGCCAGGCCGCCTTCCCGATGCTTGGGTATCTCGACGAGGTACGCGAGACCCGCACCGGCATGAGCAAGGCCTCGATGGGCCTCGACGCCGACGCACTCCAGAGCACCACCCGCGCGGCGGTAGCCGCGACGGTAAGCGCAGCGCAGCAGCACCTTGAGCTGATCGCCCGGATTTTCTCCGAAACCGGGATGCGCGCCCTGTTCAAGGGCATTCTCAAGCTCGTCGTAGAAAATCAGGACCGAGCGCGGGTGGTGCGCCTTCGCAATCAGTGGGTGCCTATTGACCCGCGGTCTTGGAACGCCGACATGGACGTCGAGGTGGACGTCGCCCTCGGCGGCGGCACCGAGGAGCAGCAGGTCTCTGTGCTGACCTCCATCGCCCAGAAGCAGGAGCAGATCCTGCAGACGATGGGGCCGCAGAACCCGCTCGTGACGCCGCAGCAGTACCGGAACACGCTCGCGCGTCTGGTGCAGGCCTCTGGCTTCAAGAACGCCGACGAGTTCTTCTCGAACCCGTCGCTGATGCCGCCGCAGCCGCCCCCGCCGCCCCCGCCGCCTGACCCGGCGATGATCTTGGCCGAGGTGGAGCGCCAGAAGATCATGGCGGACATCCAGAACAAGCAGGCGGAGCTGGAGCTCAAGCGCCAGCAGATGCTGCTCGAGGATGACCGCGCGCGCGACAAGCAAGAGGCGGAGATGATGCTGCGCGCCTACGAGATCCAGCTGAAGAGCGGCACGGCGGTGGACGTCGAGAGCATCAAGGCGATGATGGCCGAGCCGCGCGTGGCGAGCCCGAGCGTGCAGCGCCCGGTGGTGCCGGAGATTGTCCCGTTTGAGCCGCCGCCGGTTGCGCCGATGGCGCCGCCGGTTGGGTGATGGGCGATGCAGGAGCTGATTGTCCCGGCGCCGCCTAACCCTAACCTGGCGCCGCAGGCATACTTCCCGCAGTACCACAACCAGCTCAACAACCAGTTGAGGCTCTACCTCAACACCCTGGCGAGCAACCAGCGCGAGATCGTCGAATTCATCAACAGCCTGACGAACTTGAACCTACTAAGCAAAAACAACTTCGACGCATTCGGGCGCCTTCGCGTCTCGCAGCCGTTCACGCTGTTTGACAGCCAGAACCGCTACGCGGCGGACCCGTCGTTCGACACGGCGCTGACGGGCTCGGGGACCTCGACGTTCCTCACCAACGAGTCGGCGGTGAGCCTCGCCGTGACCACGGCGTCGGGCGACAAGGTGATTCGGCAGACGAAGCGGTACTTCCCGTACCAGCCTGGGAAGAGCCTGTTGGTGCTTTCGACCTTCGTGATGGCCGCGGCAAAGACCGGCCTGCGGCAGCGGGTCGGATACTTCGACGCCAACAACGGGGTCTTCCTGCAGCGCAACGGGACTGAGCTCTCGTTGATCATCCGCACCTACACCGGCGGATCTGCCGACGACACCCGAAAGGTGGTCCAGTCTGCATGGAACGGCGACAAGCTCGACGGCAGCGGCGCGAGCGGCATCACGCTCGACACCACCAAGGCGCAGATCATGTTCGTTGACTTCGAGTGGCTCGGCGTGGGGTCGGTGCGTGTCGGGTTCGTCATCGACGGCCAGTACATCACGGCGCACACGTTCGACAACGCCAACGAGGTGACGTCGGTCTATATGCAGACCGCGACGCTGCCGCTGCGAATCGAGATCGAGAACACGGCCGCGACCGCGAGCAGCTCGAGCATGAAGCAGATATGCTCGACGGTGATTTCTGAGGGCGGCTACGAGCAGACCTCCATCGAGCGCGTGGCCCGAAGGTCCACGACGCTCACCGGAATCGGGACATCGTTCGTGCCGCTGGTGTCTATCCGGCTCGCGTCGGATTCTCTCGGGGCGGTGATTTTGCCAAAGCAGGTGCGCGTGCTTCCGATCGCCAACGGCGAGTACGAGATAGTGCTGGTCAGGAACGCGACGCTCACCGGCGCGTCCTACGATACGACGACCTTTGCCAGCGTGGACTTTGATGTGACCGCGACCGCCATGTCTGGCGGGGACATCGTGCTGAATGAATACGCCACGGCGACCAACCAAGCCGGCGCGCAGGCGCAGAACGATTTGGTTTATAACTTCGATATGCAACTCGGCGCGACCATCGCCGGGACGAGTGATGTCTACACGGTCGCCGTCAGAGTCTTGAGCGGCACCGGGTCTGCCATCGGTTCATTGGCCTTTTATGACTTGTCGGAATAGGTGACGCATGAGTAACGCATTCATGGGGCAGCGCCAGTCGGCCTCGCCGTTTGGCTTCGGCGGCTACAGCGGCGGCATGGGGTTGAGGCAGGACTACGGGCCATCATTTGCCGGGCGATTTACTGACTACATGGGTAGTAGCTATGGCGGCGGAATGGGCGGATACAACCCGTTCGGCGGCGGCGGCTATGGCACGCAATTCGGCGACTATGACATGAGCGGCTACGGCGGCGGCGGCTTCGGCGGCTACGGCGGCGGGATGCGCGCGCCGGCCTACGAGCCGACCATCAACGACGCATTCTCACGCTACTTCTCGCAGCAGTACTATGGCGGTCCTGCCTTCGACCCGTTCGCGGCGACGTCGTTCTTCGGCGGCGGCTTCGGCGGCGGATTCGGCTTCGGCGGCGGTGGTCGCCGTGGCGGCGGGATGGGCGGCCGGATGCGCCGACGGCGGCAGATGTTCGAGGACCTCTTCCAGCCGGAGCAGCCGCCTCAGCCGCAGCCGCAGCCGATGCCGGTCGAGGACACACGCGCGCGGATTCAGCCGATGCCGATTGGCGGCGGCGCTTTCCAGCCGGGCGGCGGCGGGCAGCGCATCGAGATGGGGCCGGTCACGCCGCAGCCCGATTTGATGATGCGCCCCGATGTGATGCCGCAGCCGTACATGGGGGGCTTTTCGTTCCCTTTTGATCAAGCCCTGCCGGCCAAGAGCGAGGCGCCGTCGGCGCCTGCCGTGCAGGGTTTTGATTCCATCATGCCGGTGCAGATGCAGGACACGCCGGTGCAGTCGGCTCCGGCGTATGCGCCAGCGCCGTACATTCCACCCGCTCCGTCCTACATGGAGCCAATGCAGTACACCCCGCCCGCTCCGTCCTATGCGGAGCCAATCCAGTACATTCCGCCTGCTCCGTCCTATATGGAGCCGGAGCAGTACATCCCGCTCAACATAGCGCCGAGGTTTTCCCCGTTCGCCCGCAGCAGCCGGGAGATGCTTGAGTTAGACTTCTGACGATTTTTTAACACAAGAGGTTCATGCCATGAAGCCCGGACTCTATGCCAACATAAACGCCAAGCGCGCGCGGATCGCCGCCGGCAGCGGCGAGAAGATGCGCAAGCCTGGCGCCAAGGGCGCTCCGACCGCCGCGGCCTTCAAGGCCTCGAAGAAGACGGCGAAGAAGCGCGGGTGAAGACGCCGGCGTGGCAGCGCGCCGCCGGGAAAAACCCGCGCGGCGGATTGAATGCCAAGGGGCGCGCGTCGTACAAGGCGCAGACCGGCGGCACGCTGAAGGCGCCCGTCAAGGGAGCGCCTGATTCTCCGCAGGAGATGCGCCGCAAGGGTTCGTTCCTGACGCGCATGGGCTCGATGCCCGGGCTTCTGGTGGACGAGCAGGGCGACAAGACGCGCCTCAAGTTAAGCCTTGAGGCGTGGGGGCACCGTGGAGACAAGGCCAGCGCCGTCGCCAAGGGGCGGCGGTTGTTGGACCGATACCGAAAGCAGAAGGAGAACCGCTGATGCCTAGCAAGTCCGCCAAGCAAGCCCGCCTCATGGCCGCCGCCGCGCACTCCAAGGAGTTCGCCAAGAAGGTGGGCGTGCCGATGAAGGTCGCCAAGGAGTTCAACAAGGCCGACAAGGGCGGCAAGCTCTTGAAGCGCGCCATGAAGAACCGCCCCAAGAGCGGGCTTCTGGCTTGAGCGAGCGCAACCCGTACATCGACGCCGGCAAGGGGGTGCAGGCCAAGGAGCTGCTCGAGAACCCCATCATGGCCGAGGCCTTCGCCGAGCTCGAGCGTAGGTACATGGAAGCCTGGCGGCAGAGCAAGCCCGCCGACCAGGAGGAGCGCGAGCGTCTGTGGCTCGCGGTCGGAATCCTGGCCGAGATCCAGCGCCACCTGCGGGTGGTGATTGACAATGGCGTGATTGCGAACCGGGACATCGACAAGATTTCCGGTAGAAAGTGAATAATGGATTCATGAGCACTACCGGCACGGGTACACCCCCGGGAAACGTACAGTCCACGCATGATGTCTTCGAGCAAATGCTCGCCGCCGAGGAAGGCGAAAACGAGCAGGTCGAAGCGGAAGGCGTGGTGGAAGATGAGCCCGAGTTAGCGGCAAGCGAGTCCGCCGACGAGGGCGAGCAGACCGAAGGCGAGGAGGATGCCGAAGAGGCGCCCCAGCCGGGCCAGACATTCCGCGTCAAGGT